TTTTTTTTTCTTGTTCTGTTGGTGTTGTTTTGGTAATCACCCATCAGAAAATGAACAGAGTTGTCGGAACTATATGTCCATGCGCACTAAAGCGTCAACCGCGTCCCCGCACACCTTAGGCGCGGTGTACTTCGAGTTACCCTTGACATTTTCCAGTTTTCCTTTCTTGCCAGGTCGCACCCACCCATCACAGTAGTCAACACATGACTGGGCGAGGCGCGCATAAACATCGACAAGATCATCATAACCGATACCGTAAACTTGGTCAAGGAAATCCCCGAATTCGGGAACAGGATGCGGCTGCACGGCAGTGACAATCGCACGAATATTTTCCACTCCTCCCATCTCTTGCAGCTTGCCAAGGCGGAGATCGAAGAATGGTTTGTCTGAAAGTTCATCAGCTGTATTGACCAGCAACTCTCTAATTCCAGGCACGTATCTATGTTCATACGCGGCTGACAAATACTTGCCAGCCATGTAATCTCTATCATTGACTTGAGTGTTTCTATTAGCCCTCAAATTCAACTTCGCTAGAACGCGCCCAAATTGCGGAACAGGACGACAACCTGCTGTGGAACGGACGTATCTCTTGCGATAAAACGTCGCGTGGTGCCTACTGACTTGGGGTACCACCTCTGCCTTCATTCCCGAGACAGAGGTGACTGCTTCAATCCCCGCTTTGACTGCGTCAGAGTCACCTTTCACATAACCAAGGTAATCGTCACCACCGTGGATGTTCGTGCTTTCTGTGATGCGGGCTTTTTCCAAAGCAGCCTGCATCAATGCCATGCTCACATAAGAATTGCCGGTGGTGGTGGTCGTTTCGCCAGACCACCGTTCACCTTCAACATGTGCGGATATCCCATACCGGGTCCACACACGCACCTTCAAATTCTTTGCGAATTCACGAACAAACCACAATGGGGCTCCAAGTTTACAATAGAACATCGCTTCTGGACGGCGAAATTCTGCTGATTGGCTCCCATCATTATTCTTCATGTCGCTTTCGATTGGCTCGCCCTCAGACTGCTCCATAACATCACCGAGTTCTTCCCCAGATACTCCACAGGCATAGATGGCCCTATTGCCTGTGTTCTTGGGGTTTCGCAAGGAGAAGATGGACTTCATCCTGTCATTTAGCTCCATTATGACAGGGCCAGTCAAAGCGTTGTACATATCAGTTCCTTGATATACAACGCGCGGCTGGGTCTGGTGCGCCTTCAAAAGCACCTCTTGCTTCGCGAACACATGTTTTTCTTCCCCTTGGTATTCCCACTGATGACCCTCCATAGCCTCAACCAAACGTGCTGCCTTAGTGCCGCCGCACTTCTTAAGGTACTTTTCAACAAGCTCTTTGTCTACACGGATAGTCTCCATAGGGTCGAACTTGAGCATTAACAGCTCGTGTCCGCGGAGAAAACTGTCCATGTTTTCAAGAGAAGGCTTAAAATCGCAGCGCTTCTTCATTGCTTGTGCGGTGGCTGCCGCATCGTTTGTGGGAACACAAATGGGAACTTCTGCCAATATAGCGCCTTTTGCAACCCCCACATTGTCATCCGGGGAGTCATCTTTTACACGGCACACATTGACATTTGCCTTTATGTTCTCGAACT